TGAGAGTTCCGGTCGTTACAGGAGTATCACCTAGCACGCAACGCGGATGGCAAGGAGCTTGTGTACCTGCGCGCTTGTAAATGCGACCAGCGCGGGCATTACAGATAGGGCATGTGCGGTCATCACTCGTGGCGTACCACATCACAAGGTCGATGTCGTTAGCTGCGTAGTACTGACTACTAGCCACATTGTATGCACGTAAGCTTTCGGTCCTAGCGATCACGTCCGCTCTCGACTTAACAACGTCTAGGCGGCTACGTAGATCTTTTGTGATGGCATTAATAGGACGCCCCTCGGCTATACCCTGTGCGACGAGCTCGGTAGCAGTTGTGGCAAAGGTCTCACCATGGCGGCGCAGGTAACCCTTGGCTTGAGCGGCTGCAGCCACCGTGGCTTCGATAGGGATTGCGACATCGATACGACGGCATGTGGGGGCAATGTCACGTAAAAGGCTTTTTGCAACGGCGTTGCCTTTAACTTGTGCATTGCGAAGCAACCTACGTAGTACTCGGTCGTAAGCATCCGCGTGCTGCGGGTTGAACGCAGGTACAAGTTGGCGGAACTCTTGCAGTAGCACCATGTTTCGGTCAGCAGCCGGTTTGCCACTGCGGATCTGTACCCGAGTGCGACGGATTAAACGGTTAAAGCTGCGGTCGAGGATGCGGTTGAGCTGGAAAACAGTTACATCCTCGGAAATACGGAGGGCTTTGTTGTAGCGCTCGAGGAGTTGCATTAGGTAGCGAGAGCCAACCGCAGTACGAGTAGATAATCGCGCATAGCGATGGCTTTTTTATCGTCGTCGTAAGTTTCGATGCGGTCCCATAGTTTTTCAGGTGTGATTAAGCCCGCAGGCATAGCTGCTGCAGCATCAAACTTAGTAGTGCTCTCGAAGAATTGATTATAGTGAGAAAGAGCTAGCTTTTTGCCTTCTTGTGTGATAAAGCTATTGTCGTCTTTGCTAAGGCGCTCCAAGATCTGAGAAGAAGTGAGAGCCTTGGTTTTGCGTTGACCGCGAGCACGGCGCATCGCCATACCTGCACGTTGTCTCATACCGATTGTATTGTCCGCCACTCGGCGCGTAACTAGCTTAAACCGCTCGAGCTGCTGAGATCTCGGGGCATCGTAGGCTATGGAATTGGCAAGTACTTCGCAGTTGTCCCGGGTAAGGGAAAATTTGTAGTCAGTGCCAACAGCGCGTAGTGCGCGGCGCACAGTTTCCTCGTTGGTGCGGGCCTTGGCGCCTTTCAGTGAAGGTGCTTTCTGCAACACCGGGAACATGAAGTGAGCAGCGTCGTTGGAGTCAGGCTTGGTGGTGCCGAGCTCCATCACGTCGACAAAGCCGGCACGCTTCTCATTTGTGTTAGCCATGACGGCGCGGACCTTGCCGTCCTTGCCTTCGCCTAGGTAGATGCCGAAGTGCGCGGCGGGATCTTTCTCATTGCGGTAGTAGACGACATCGCCTGGTTTGAGACCGGACTTATTTGTGTAGTAGTTGCCCATGGCAGTACCACTTTTCTTGGTATCGAACTCCTTCTTGGCAGCCTTAGCGATGGTGCGCGTGGAGGGAGAGGGGGCGAACATGTTGGGCTCTTTAGCCACACGTTTCATGTCCTGAATAACATAAGCTCCTGTAGCAGCCGTGGCTCCAATAGCAAGTACCGCTGCAACTGCTTTCTTATTAACTTTACTACTACTACTATTTAGTGATTTTTTACCATCACGTTCGCGATCCATCTCTTTCTCAATCGCACTCAGCTGCTTAAGTTCTTTGTCCTGGGGTACGGCCTCGCGCTTCTGCTGTTGCGCGACAGTCCGACCTTCACCTTTTGTGCATGTGTGGGCCTTCGGAATATGCGAGGCCCCACAGGGCTTGCCGGATCCGGCGGCGTCGCGCAGGTCTGCCCTCACTGCCAGGTAGGTAGTGGCACGTATTAGGCCTAACGGGAGGGCGTCAGTACGTTGGCGTCGAGCGATGATGCGGTCGGCCTCGGGGGAGTCGACCCGTTCCTGCTCTCGCAGGATAGAGCCGAGGCTGTTGATTTGGCTCTCGTTCATCTTACGGAATTCGCCTTTGGCTTTGATACCCCACAAATGAGTAGAGATCTCACCGATTGGCTGGAATCCGTACTTCTGGTATATGCTACCGCGTTTGTTACCGAGACCGTCAGAGCTGTAGGCTTTAGCAGTTACAAAGCTGTTGTCTGGAATGTAAGACATCTGCTTTGTGAACATTGTCTTGGTTTTACGAGCAATACCTAAGGCTTGCTTGCGGTCCTGTTTTGACTGCTTGTGCAGTAGATCGACGGTGAAGTCAACCACATAGCGACCTGCTGTCTCACCCCCGCCGTAGTCGATGGTGTTGTTCGGGTGCGTGCGGAACATGACGAGAGCATCGCCTACGTTACTGACACTGACTAGATCACCATTGCGGAGGCTGAACGTGGCCATGTTGTTGGCATTGTCCACGTCTACAAGTTTGCTGCCTTTGGAGACCATCAAGACGCCGGCCACAGAAGTCTTTGTACGGCCTACCAGGTTGCGGACAGGCTCCTTAAAACGGCTCGGAACTTTGGCTAAACCTTTCTGAATCTGTTCGCTGGATAGTCCTCGGATAGCGCCCATCGCCAGGTTCTGGCGATTGCGGAAGGAAGCTGTGCCGCCAGCGGCCAGCCCTGCGACAAGGGCACCAGTAGCTGCGGCGCGGAGGCGGTCACTAGTTACGTCGCGCTCGGAGGACGCTTTCGTCGGAGCAGCACCGGCGCCTTTGCGACATTCATGCGCTTTGGGAATGTGCGAAGCTCCGCAGGGCTTTCCCTGCAGATCCTCCCGTACAGCTAAGTAAGCATCCACACGTGCTTGCTGAAGTTCATCTTTGCGCCGACGCTTTAGCTCGGCTTCGGCAGCTTCGCGGGTAGCGTATCTTGGGGTGCCGTCAGGGTTCTTTTGCCTCATCAAGTCAGCAATTTGCTGAGCAATTGACCGACGGCGGGCGGGGCGTTTAGGGCGGTCTGGTTTAGGTGCCGTTGCACGCACTCGGGTCTCAGGCCCTCGTAAGGTGGTCAAGCGGTCGAATCCGTTACTACGTAAATAAGCCAGGCCTTCCGTGGTAGTGCTGATCGTGCGTCCAGAGAGCTCGGTTGCCGCCAGACGAATCTCGAGATCCGTCGCAGTAAATGTGGGAACTTCCATGACGCGTCGCGCATAATATTCTTTGGCGACAAGATTGCTGAGTCCCTCTTGCATCCGAGAGTCAATGGTTTGGGATTTCCCAAGACTCTTGGCTAAGTAGCGTGAGTGTCCGATACGAGCACTGTTTAGCAAATCGCTATAGCCAGCTCTACGTGCTTCAGGTGATAGTGCAGCGCCGGGGGTTTGACGGACTTCATCAGCAATGCGACCGAAGTAAGTGTCAAACCCATTCCGTGTATCGCTATAGATCTTATCTGCAAGATTTTTACGACTTACGCTCGCTCCTTTTGTACGAGGCGCATCACCGAGAATCTTGTCAAGGTTGTTGACTGCACGTTCTCGTACATCATCGGGGAAATTAGCCGTGCTAGGTCCGACAAGGCGGTTGAGAAAAGCGCTCCGGGCTTCACCATTTTTAAGATCAACACCTTGCTGACGTGCAAGCACTTGCAAGTTGCGAGCCTCGCGACTTAGAGCAGTGGCGACGGAACGACGTACATAAGTGGCGTCGGAACCTTTCGATAAGTTGAAACCGAACTGACGAGAGAGGTATTCGTGTGTTGCAGGCTCGGAGAATGTGCTCCCATCACCTGCACCGGCGGCGTTTGTACGTTTAGTCCCCCAAAAAGTCTCTAAACTTTTTTGTCTCCAACCTGTAATATTATCATCGAGGGTTTTAGCACTAATATCTAACGCTTTAATCTTATTCTCTAGAACTTTGGCATTGCCGTACTCGGTTGCCCGGCGCTCAAGCTGTGTAGGACCAAGTAGCACCGCCTCACTCAAGGCTTTAGGGCCTCGAGCTGCTGTACCTGTAGTGCGCGCAATGACATCAGCTGCGGCGGCTCTACCAGCGGCACGCCCCTCTACCCTCGCACCTCTAATCCCGGGAATTACATCCAGAACGCGGTTAATGCCAGCCGCTACTGCCTCATCAACTTCCCGACCGACACCATCTAGGTAAAAAGGAACCCGCTTCAGCTGGTTGTGACTAAACAAGCCGAAACCAACGACTGCAAGACCAGCAGCAACAGTTGCAGCATGGCGTTCTAGCTTGGCCTGAAGCTTTTTCTTGCGCTGGATGTCACCAGGAGTGGCCTTCACAACCCCACGGACGATGGCGCGCTTGCCGCCTTCGATCTCGGAGAAGCTTCCTTTACGTACGCCTTTAGCAATGCGCTTAACGCCGCGTTCAATATTGGCCAAGCCACCTACGGGATCTGTACGAACTGCCCTTAGATGCGGATCTGGGCCTTTACCTTGCAACCGACAGTCCCAGTTGGGTGGAATGCACCGGCCTCCGCACTTCACATTGGGGGGCGTACAGGTCACTTGGCGACTTGTCTTACCAGTGCGGCTTCGAGCAGCGTCTATCCGAGCCTTGGTTTCCACATAAGTCGCAGTACGAAAGCCTTGCGGTGTGATGTTGGGTTGTGTCATTGATCAATACCCCTCGTTGTAAGCACGGAAAACATCAGCCTCGGAGTCAGGTACTGCGGAAAGTCCTGCTACATTCTGAC